CCACCTGTTGTGGTCAAAGAGTTTTCAATATACCAACCACCAGGACCTTGGAAGGCATGGGAGTATAGTTTTGCCCAAGGGATTTCTTCTCCATCGGGTGCAGGTAAGAATCGGATAACGGCATAACCATTTCCTGTTTTATCTAGTTCTGGTTTCCAGAGGCGGTCATCTCCACCTCCACCAGCATTATTTGTTTTCTCTACTTCTTTAACTAATTTAGCGGTCAACGAACCAAGCGAAGACTGCTTCTTTAGACTTGCGAAAGACATTCGGATTACCTCGGATTTAAATTGGATTTGGCTTTTGGTACTTTGTTATTTTAGGATTAATTTTAGGAGATGTCAAGTTGTTGTTTCATTAAACCAATCATATCACTCATCTGTCTCCAGATGATATTCATATCAACATTTTGGGGAAGACCCATCATTGCAGCAGACTCAGTAATTTCTTTCTTCATCTTCTTTGCTTCAGGATCATCTGATAAACTCAAACGAGTATAGACAATCTTTTGCTTATCAATAAGTTTCTCTAAGAGTTCAATATGATATGCTTTATTAGCATTATCCATATAGGGAAATTTCATGACTTGCTCATAAATTTCCTCTTGTAGTTCATGGATTTCGGACATTTCTGCCCGAACTATATCTGAGCTAAAGAAACTCATTCGTCTCCTTCATTCTCCACTACTTCAACAGAACCTGTTTCAGAAGGTACTTCTTTATTACTCTCTTCAATCTGCTCTAGCACATCAATTGCGCCAAGCAACTTTAAGCGAGTAGTAGCAAGTTGCTCATACTGTTCTGAAACTTCTTTCAGTTGTTTTTTTAAATTGTCAAGGACTTCACTATTTTCAAGAGCCATTGATGACTACCTCCTTCAAGATTTTTTTATAA